TCAAGCGCATGCGGTGTCCTCCACAAGGTAGCGAAACCCCTGCACCGCCCGGAAATGGCCGCCGTATCCGGCCCCAACGAAGGCCATGCGGCCACGGATTACCGAGCGCGCCATCGCGTCCTTGCAGCGCTGGCGGTTGCTTCCAATCAGACTGCCGCTGACCTGCGTCCAGCGCGGGTCGCGCCGCAGCGCCGCACACAGACCCGGATGGCTGGTGTGGAACAGGGTGGGCACCTTGATGCCGTAGCGGTTCTGGCCAGTGCGCCAGCGCTCGCAGACAGCTTGTAAGAAGCGTAAGCCAACTCCGGCGCCCTGCCACTCGGGCATGACCACCAGCCGGCAGGCGCGGGCCTCCGCCATGCCGGGGCGGGTACTGACCGCCACGTGCGCCACCAGCTGGTCGTCGACGGAGGCCACGTAGTACGTGGCGGCGATCATGGGCGGCAGCTTTAAATAGTGATGCGGCTCAAATGCCGGCCAATGGTGGCGTCCGGTTTCCCACAGGTCGAATGCGATCGGCGGGCGTCGCCGAAGTCGCCTCCCGGCTTCCGCCCGCTCGAAGGTGCCGGTCGACGTGTCGTAGATCCAGTCCGGCTCGATCCAGTCCAGCACGTCGTAATGGCAGCTCAGCAGCACCGCCTGGCCAGCGCCACGACGCCACGCCTTGGCGAAGGCCATCGCACCGATCCGGGCGATCTGCCGGTCGACCACGCTGCTGAATTCGTCCACCACAGCACGCGGCGGCCGCTCGGCAATCAGCCTGGCCAAGTCAGCGCGGAACCGCTCGCCGTTGCTCAGCACCTGGTAGGGCCGCAGCCATGCCGGAACCGAGCCAAGCCCCACGGCCGACAGCGCCGCCGGCACCGCATCGAACGCCTCGCCTGGCGCGATCGCATCGATGACCGGCGCATCCTTCGGCCAGCGCGGCCGCCACACGGCCCGCGGCCCGAAAACCCGGTTGCCGATGCTGGTCTTGCCTGAGCCAGAAGGCCCCACCACGACGCCAATGCGCCAGTCGTTGTCCTCGATCGGCAGCTCAGCCGTGAGCTGGAAATTGGCGCCGCTCTCGCAGTTGAACAGCGACTTCACCCGCGCGGCGCGGTAGCTGTCGAAGTCGCTGCACCGATGGTTGACCTGGATCTTCATACGGTCACCACCTTGAGCTTCTTGAAGCCCGCGCGTTGCAGGTGGGTGTAGGCCCGCTCCTGCGCCTGTTCGTTGTCGCAGATCACCACGATGCCGAACTGCTGGCGGTGGCGGTAGCCATTCCGCCCTGGGATTGCCTTTGCCGCGTCTCGATGCGCGGTCGCATTGGTACTGGTTTTCGCCACGTCTCACTCCTTGCGATTGGGATCGCCGAAACTGGCTGCGCTCTCGGGAGCGGCAGGGCCTCGGCCAATTCCACGCGGTGAGATCGCGTGCGTTGCGGCGCCCGGACGTCGATTGCCGTCGACGGCCGGGCGCCCTGTTTTACCTAAGAATCTGGAAACGCCCCCGACTCTGGTGTGTAGCTTCCCGTGTACCGGCTCTCGCCAACGGTGAAGCGCAGCTCGTCCAGCGTCGCATTCAAAGTGTGCTCAGGAGGCGCCGCAACCCAAACTATGTCTGACCCGCCTACAAGTCCCACAGGGTTGTTCAATTCCCCGGAGGTGACCGGGCCAAATGAAATCCCGCCTGCTGTGGGAGAGAACCTGTACGTTGCGCATTTCACCCCGTCCAGATACGCAGCCCAGTTGCCGCTGGAGTCTCTGCGGACGCAGCATTTGTATTTCGTGCCAGTTGAGATAGTTACCGGAAGCTGGAACGCAATGTGGGCTTGATTTACTCCGCGCAGTCCGTAGTAGAAAATCAATTCGGTGGTGCTACCCATGAACATCGTCCATTCGTAGTAGCCTACCGCGAACGCTCCGCACCCCATTAAAGGCGCATACGACGGACTGGATGCCAGCCGTACGTCCACTTCGATGCAAAAAGCCCCAGTGCCAATGCCATCTGCGGAGATACCTGCAAACGTCAGGTAATCGCTATTGGATGGGAAGACCCCGGAGGCGCTACCCGTCAACGGGGACGTTGTGGACAGCTTGGCGGCACCAACAACCGTTGCTGCCCGCGCATGGCTGCTGCTGTCCGTAAACGTGGTGCTGTTGTTCGCCCCCTCGAAATGCAGCAGCAGAGCTACTTTAGCGAAGTGAGGGTCAGAACTTCCGGAGGTTCCTCCGTGCCCGAACCGCCTCCCAATAAAAAACGGCTTCACGCCTGCACCTGCGCGTAGCGGCAGTAGAACTTGTCGTCGGCGGCGTTGTATTCAAGGCCGATGTAGTGGTACTTGCCGGCAACTGTGGTCGCCGGCAGCGCGCCCATCCGGTCGGCGTACTTGCTGCCCCACGTCAGCCCCTGCGCGGCGGCGCTGTAGAGCTGCACCTCGAACGATGCGCCGTCCACCAGTGTTCCGGTTGGGTTGGCAATGGTAAGCGCCGCGGTCAGTGAGGCAGGCCGCACCAGGTCGGTATCGCCAGCCGGCGTGATGGTGCCGCTGGTGATCGTGGTGACGATCTTGGGCGTGGTTACGTAGCGGCGCAGGTCTTCTAGCGCGATGTGGATGTCGTCATTTGCAGCAACCGTGCCGCCACCCAATTTACCGCCACCAGAAAGGCTGGTAGCTGGGATTACCTCATTGCCGGCGAGCGTTGCGAGCTGCGGTTTATCTTTCCAGCGTGCCATTTTCAGTCCTTATCCATGTATGGATTGCCGATTTCGTCTTCGTAATTTGCTGAGGATTCATCTGTGTATGCCGCTGGCGCGGCCAGCTCACCGCCGGAAACTTCGAATTCAGCGGTGCAGCCCTGCCAGCTCACAAGGCCCGCCAGAATGCTGTAGGCCACCATCTGCACGAACCCGTCGCCGGGCGGCGTATAGGTTGTGGTGGCGGGCATGTCGATGATTTGGATAAGCGGCGCGCTCCAGGCGTCCGCAGGGTCTGCGCGCCAGCGCCATTCGAATACTGTCTGCTGGCCTGTTTCCCGGCCCGTATCGCCATCGTCCCATGCAACGGGAATGTCGGCTTGAGCAGGGCCGTTGTGGTAGTCCCATGTCACGGTAATGGACATATCAGGCCACCGGCGCGTTGGTGACTGCCGCGCTGATATTGCGAACGCTGGCGCTATAGCCCACCGCGGCTTTGAACAGCACACAAACGTGGAAAGTGGCACCGGCCTCCACAAATCTTTGGCGTATCCAGCGGCTACGTGTAGTCCAGTCGCCACGCTCCACCGGATTTGCCCAGCCCGTGTAGTTGTACTCGCCCGCCAACTTGACGGCGTAACTCAGGCCAACGCCGCCGCGGGTCACCCCTGCGAAAACGGTCGGGTCGTTACAGTTCACCTCGGCTGTCACTTTCAGCCATTTGTCGATGGCGTCCATATCAGTGATTGGATCCTCGCAAATCAAGTATTTGTGCACGCCAACAGACACCGGCGTGAACGTGGCCACGCCGCCAGCGGTTGTTATGGAGGGCGAGTACACCGAGACCTCAGGGAACTGCACCCATCCGGAAAGGCCGGAAGAAAAATCGAGGTTCGCCAACGTCGCCGTGGTAGTAGCCGGCGCGTTTTCGGTAACGGCCATCGCCACATCATCGAAATAGACCCGCTGGGCCACGGGCCCCTCAACTAACGCCAGCACGCCAGGCGCAGTAGCCGAGACAATAACCACGCCATCCGCAGTGACCCCGTAGAGCGGCCGCTTGTCCTCAAAAACGTGCGTAATGGCCGTTGGCGTGCCGTATTCAACGGGGTCACTCATCGCGCTTTGGCCAAAGGCATCCGGATCGTAACCCGCAAGCAAGCTGATGCTGCTCCCGCCGGGGCCGATGCTGCGGCCAACGCCTAGCGAGGCTTTCGCGCCGGCATCACATTCAGCGGTGCCGGTGACAGAGAAACTGTAGTGCGGCAATAGTTGTAGCGCGAGTGTTCGCAAGGCCGGCCAGTAGTAGGCCGACGCCGCCCCTTGGCCGTAAAAGCACAGACGGCCCCCGACAATGCTCCAGCGGTTGTCCAGAGGATTACCGAAGCCATCGCGCCAGTTCGAGAGGTCGGCGGGTTCGGAAAAGTCACCGCCTGCACCCACCACATCGGATCCAAAAACGGTCGGCTCTGGCACCGGATACGGGGCATCGTCGGGATACCCACCATTTGGCCCAGGGGCTGGCGATGCGGGGGAGCCGCTTGGCGTGCTTGCCGGCGGCAAAGTGGGCACCGTTCCACCACCACCACCGCCACCACCGCCGCCTGTGCCACCACCCGCGCCACCGCCGCCACCGGATGAGTCAACATCGAACAGTGGCATGCCGTTGATCTTGATATTGGCCGGCGGATAAGGCCGGTCTGCGCGGCGGGCGAAGGTGACGCCCAGCGCTGTTGCGGCGGACTCGGGCAGCCGTGCGCTGTATGAGTTTGTCAGCAACTTGACGTTGATGCTCTCACCCGAGATGTACTGTGTAGCGTCGTATGCGGCGCCGGACTGGTAGAAGAACATGCGGCTGCCAGCCAAGTGCAATTTGGGCACGGTGTCACCGCAGCCGCGCCCCAGGTCAAGCGTGTTCCCGGTGGCGTCCACGGCGTCCACCCGGCACAGCTCATCGCCCAATGTGGGGTTGACCCACAGCATCAGGTCGCCCACCTGCACATCGGCCAGGCGCACGGCATCGGTAACGGGGATTGCAGTCTTTTCCCCCGGCAACACATCGCGGCCGGCGGTGGCGGTGGGGCTGAACTCGCCATCTGAAACCGCTGAATAACCGCCACCGGATGGTGCAACCATCATCGTGAAATCGCGCATGCCGCCGGGGTTTGCGGCCACGCCCACAACGTAGCCGGCGTCATCTGGCAGATCCGCAAGCTCGCTGGCGGACAGTGTTGCGGCAAGGTCGATCAGCGGGGCTTCGAAAGCCACTTCCTGGGTGATTGCGACCGGGGTTGCGGGTGGGCGCGTATCCACGCCCACTTCGGTTTCGGTGTATGCGGTTTCAGCGAGGCTGTAGATGTCCTGCGTTGCCTTGATCTGCACCGCGCCGGATTTCAGGCTGCCACTGTTGATCTCTGCCAGCAGGCATACCATGTCGGCAATGCCGCGCTTTGGCAGCTGCAGCCTGAAATAGGTGTTGCGGCGCCACCCGGCGGTCTTTCGTGTTGTGGCCAACGTGAACACACGGGTGGGCGTTGCCCGCGCCCGCAGCTCTCTATCCGCAACGCGGTTGGCCAGGCTGTCAATCGGTAATTCAGGAAATTCGAACGTCTGGTGCGTTGTTCCAAACTCCGCCACCAGCGCCATTGCTGTGAGCGGGCGCGTGGTGATGGCCTCTTTCCGCTGAGGGTCAAAATATTTGACGCTCACACTGTTGACTGCATCATCCAGCACCGTTGGGATTTCCTCGAATGACACAATGTCGTCATCCGTGAGGATCGGCAGGCTTTCGTAATCGTATTCGCCGTTGATGATGTCCAGATACCACAGCCCATCACCACGGTTTTGCGTCCAGCTGCAGCCGGCCACGCGCTCGATGCGGCGGATGAATTCGGCGGCGCTTTCTTTATCCGGATAGCGCAGGGTGCAAAGCCCGAATCCTTTTGCGTAGAACCAATCGGCAGCCGCTGTGAGGCTTGGGATGTGCACAGTCTCCATCGGCTGTGCACCGCAGTGCTGTTGCGTGTGGGCCCATAGGATCATGTGGGCCGGGTTCTTGGCGAAAAATCCAGCTCCATCAACGCCCACAACATCGATATCGATATATTGCGGCGCAGGTCCATCCTGATAACCATCAACAGGATCTGCAACAACACGTACCGTTGCGTTATTCGCAACGGTTACACGCAACTGCTCGCCTGCAAATTCGAATGCGCCCGTTGTCCACTCAGCAAGCGGCTTGTAATTGACATAATAGACCTGTGGCGGCAGATCGATTTCTATCTTGTAGATGTTGTGCGTTGTGTGATCGGAAGCATGGTCGGATGCCGCCGTTATGATATGCGGCGAGGCAGGATCAACAACGGATACCGATGCATCATATGGCCGGTATTCAATCCTTCCACTCAGGCTGAGCGTGACATCCACCTCACCGCCGCCAGTACCGCTCAGCGTGAATTCATCAGTGACAACAGAGAGCCCGGACTCAGCTGGCAATGTCCAGCTCAAGTCGGTAAAGCCAGAGTAAAAATCGCTACCCATCGGAATCGCAGCCTTCGCCGGGTACCAGCAGCCGGTGCCATCCCAGCCCTGCTTGATCCGCTCCACCTTGTGGGCGCGCTTTTGGGCGTATGGGTTGTTGGCGCCGTATTTGCCGCCCTCAAACGCTACCGTGGCAACGCCACGCCACGCCACTGTCTGGCTGCCGAATGTGCCCACCAGATATGGGTTTGGCGTCTGGCCGGGCTCGCCGAACATCAATGACAGCGGGCCTACAACGCCGCCCTGGTCTTTCTCTCCGCCCCATAGTTCAGGGCTGTTGATGTACAGCGTCTGGTTTGCAACAGCGCGGCCAGACCATGCCGGTTTCGTGCCGGGCCTGAATTCCAGATAGGCATCCAATGGCCCCAGGCACAGCCCATCGTGCCATGCCAGGTGGTACCAGTAGCCGGTAGTGACTTTTTTACCGCCCATCAGGTACTTGCTCCTTGCGTGCAATTTCCAGCAATGCTTCAGCGAACGGGCCACCGATGCGGCGCGCTTCGGATTCAGGCGCGCCGTTCGCTGCGAAATCCTGCAGATTGATCCCGTGCAGATCGCACCACGCCCGAATGCCGGGCGTGCACGTCATTCCACGCCCACGCAGTTGGCGCACGTGATGCATGCGGATGCGCAGCTCCGTCATTTCTTACCCCCGCTTTTGATCGGGACGCGCCCTACGACTTTGTGGGCAAGGATGAATTCATCCTCGATCCACACCGTGCCGTGCGCCTCCGGGATGGCCCGCCCATCCTCAACGACAGGCGAATTCATTTGTGCAGGTTTTGGCGGCTCGATTTTGGTCCGAAGTGCGTAACTGATGACTGCGGAAATGATGGCAATGATCAGTTGCACCACCCACCAGATCACCGCATGCGCCGGCTCCGGCCGCGCGGGCGGATACATCACGGCCACCACCATGCGCACGATCTGGATGACCAGCACCAGCACCGATGCCGCGAAAGCCCACACCTGCGCGTGCCGGCCGGCGTCGGTGTCCAGATACCAATAGCGAACGCGCAAGACCTGAAGCGCCGCCTGGGCCCGCCAACGCTGCGGGATGCGTGCGATCAGCCCCATGACATCGAGCCCCCATCGTATGGGTTTTCGATCGGCTCATAGATCGCACCGCCGTAGTGCATTTCCGGATCTGCGCGGCGCGCCGCGCAGGCAGCCCATGTGCCCTCGCAATTTGGAAGGACTGAGACAGCAAGCCCCACCGCCAGCTCATGCCCGCCGGACAACAGCGTGACCGTGCTACCGACATGCTTGATGATGGTGCGGCGTTCCACAACACCATTTGTGCGCGTCCAATACAGCCACCCCTGCACCAGTGTGTGCGGCGTGCCGGCGAATGCGGCAGCGGTCAGCGTGAGGCCGGAAACCGCAGTCAGCGTGGCCGCGATGGTCAACGGCACAGGGTTGAGGTTGCAGCCACGGCTACCTGTTGAATAAACGGTTTTCGGGCATGCCCGCTGGAATTTCATGCCCTGATTGCGCGACTCGCTGCGCGCATCGTTGGGCACACATGTCAGCTCCAACTCCACGTCCGTGAAGCGCGGCTGGCGGACCTCTCCGGACCAGTCGTGGCTCAGCACGCCCAAGGCATCCAGCGTGTAGCAGCTGACGTGGACGGTGGTGCTGGGCGCGTAGGGGTGCCACACATCGCCCAGCCCCTGCGTTGCCGGGAGCAATGCCACCGGGGCATTGGGGTCGCGCAGGTACCTCATGCGGATTTTGAGCTTGTCCTGTGCACGTTCGCTGTTCTGCTTGATCTCGTCGCGCTCGATCTGTGCCGGCTGCCAGACGGCGCCAGGCGTGGCCACGACGCGATCAGCCTGCGCGAACATCCAGACGATGCCCTGCAGCTGGAAGCGGAACAGACGAATCTCGCTGTTGCCGAACCTAGACATCGGGCACCACCGATTGCCAGCCCAGGGTAGACGTGGCCAGCCCGTCCGCGTCGGTGACGTGCTCGATCTCCACGCTGTCTCCGGCCAGCGTGGACAGCGCAACGAACGAGATCTTCCGGATGCTGGCCGCCTCGATCGCGTCAGTGTCCAGCGCGGCCGACAGCGTGAGTACTTCGGTGTCGCCGCTCTCCACAGCGTCGACCACCCGGCGGTAGTACACGACGCCGCCGCCCAGCTCAATGCGCAGGTCACGCCGGTTGTGGCGGCCCTTGCAGAGCTGGGTGTACCCGGCCCACTGCACGGCCAGCGAGGTGGATCCGCCGGCGACCGCCGCCGCGGGCAGCAGGTCGGCCGCGAAGCTGGGCAGCCACATGGGCGCGGCGCGGCCCTTCAGCGCGTACAGCAGCGAGCGGAACCAAGTGTGGCGGGCGCGGCCCTTCAGCTTCCAGCCGGTGCTCTGGGCGCGTAGCGCCTGGTCCGGCAGGTCGTAGGCGAACGGCGCGCATCCGGGATAGGAGATCGACTGGCGCAGGCGGCTGATCGATGCCGTCGGCGGCTCGCTCTCGTCCTGTCGTGCCTCGAGCAGCGGATGGCCCAGGTAATTCGGCAACGTTGCCAGTGCTGGCCAATCGCTGGGCTCGTCGATGTCGAAGGCCAGCTTGCGGCGGCTGGCGCGGTCGGTGAGTAGGCGCTCTTCGGAGCCGTCCTGGATGCGTGCGCGGCGTACCGGGTACAGCCGCGTACCCACCGGCCAGCTGCCGGCCGCCGCGGCCGCCAGCGCCAGGCCGGCCGGGTCGATCGCGTCGACTTCAACGACCTCCCAGCGCACGGGAGACGCCCACAGCACCGCGCTGCTGCCGGCGGCGAAGTCGAACCCTTCAGTGGCGCAGGCGACAAATGTGTCGCTGGCGTCCACGGCAGCGGCCAGCCGTTGGACATCGGGCCAGATCGGCAGCAGCCAGGGGCCGCGGTGGCCGGCAAGCAGCGACTCGGCCAGCTGACGATCACCCGCGCGAGCGGCGGCCACCTCGAAGCTGAAGGACCGCTGCGGCCCCAGCTGATAGCTGGTGTGCTCGGACGCGGCGGTACCGCTGGCCACGGCCACGGCGGTGCCCCAGGACAGCGCCTCGGTCACAGGCTGGTTCCAGTCGGGCGGCAGCGGCCACAGGCGCATCAGCCGTTCCCCCAGCTGGCCTGGACGGCGTTGCCGTTGTCGCCGACGGTACCGATGATCTTCTTGTCGGTAGCCGGGTGCGCAAGCACGGCCGCAGTCAGCGCGTCGATGTCTTGGTACAGGTACATCCGCATGTTGTTCTGCATCTGCACCGGCGAGGCCGCCGGCGACGCCAGGCGCCCGCCAAAACCACCGGCGTCGTAATCCGCCGGCGTCACCACGCCACCGTCGGCATAGCCGTTGTGAATCGCGTGGCGCAGGGCATAGAAGCCGCGCTCGCCGCCCAGGGCGCGCATGTCTTCCTGGCTCAGCACACCTTCGCCGGCGTGAACGATGCCCCTGGGCTCGTACTTGCCACCAGGGCCGGTGTAGCCGCCTTCGGCGTAGCCACCGGGGCGAAAGTTGGCACCTGACAAGATGGCTGCGATTTGTGCGCCCTGGGCAAACGCCGCAGCGATCAACGGCAAGTTCTGTGGAAAGCCGACCTTGCTGGCTTCAGCCACGTTCTGGGCCAGTGCCACAGCGGCCTGCGCAACGGCGAAACCCTTGGAGATGGCGAACAGCACCTGGTATGCACGCGACTGCTCGCCGGCTGCGTTGTAGGCGATCTGCGTCATCGAGTCGAAAATCGATTGTGCGGCGCTCAGTTGCAGGTTCTTCTGGGCCGCCTGCAGCGCAGCGACGCGGTTCGCGTGTTCGGTGCGGGCGCGTTCCTCCTGGGCATCCCATTCGGCGTTCAGCGCGGCATTGCTGGCGCGACCGGCGGCGATGATGGCCTGCTGCTGGCTGTACCACTCGTTGAGCTTTTGCAGGTAGCCATCCAAGTCCTTCTGGCCGCCCAGCAGGCCAGTCAGGTCATCCTGGCGTGAGAACTGGCTCTCGAACTTCGGCGCCTTCTTGTAGGCCGCGTCGAAAATCTTGGAAAGCTGCTCCTGGTAGTTCGGCACTAGCTTCTCGCCGCCGACACGAAGCGCATCGTTCAGCGCCTTCACCTGCTCGGTGATGCCATGCAGTGACGATTCGGCAGGGGTGCGGAGCTTGTCCAGCAGACGCTCGTAGGACTTCCGAGCCTCCTCGTCGGCTCTGGCCTTCTTTTCGGCCTCCTCGCGCTCCGCACGGCGTGCATCCACCAGCTTGGCCTGGTCGATCAGCTGCTGCTTCACGCTGGCGCTGGCCAGCTTGTAGGCGCCGTTCTCCACCTCGTAGCGGACGCGGGCCTCCTCGCTGACGCGCTTCTCGCCGTCGGCCACGGTGCCCAGCAGCGCGGCTTGCTTGGTCAGGTTCTCCAGCTCGCGCTGCGCGGATTCCTGCGCCTTCTCGGCGTCGGACTTGTCGCCCTTGCGGCCCTTCGGCAGGCTCTCTTTGTAGCGCGCACGGGCCTGCGCGATCTGCGCCTCGATGTCGGCGTCACTCTTGCCCAGCGCCGCACCGGTCTTGCGAATCTCGACAATCTCGGCCTCGAGCTTTTGTTCCTTGCTCAGGTTCGACTGCTTCAGCCGAGCCCATTCCTGCTCGGCCCGCGTGCGCTCTTTTTGTTTCTTTTCTTCGGCGGCGGAGTCAACTGCCCCCGCCACCGGACTTACCGGCGCGGCGACGGTTGGCGTTGCCCCATAGAGTGCACGCACGGTGCCGATGGCGGCACCTGGGCCCAACCGCTGATACCACGGCATTTCCCGCTGCTTATCAGCGGCAGCGACCAGGAATTCAACAAAATTCTTGGTGCCCTCCCATGCGTCGGATGCACCTTCTTTCATCTCGCGCCAGAGCTGCGCCAGGTGCGGCCGTGCCGCGTCGGCAGCCGTGGCGATCTCATCCAGCCGATCGGCATAGATACGCGCGCCTTCGGCTGCGGCATCCTGCTCACGGCCTTCCTCTACCAGTGCGCGCACGCGCTCAAGTTGCGCCTCGGTCAGGAAGTGCTCTGTCTCGTTGAGCTTGAGCAGGGCGCTGACGGGGTCCTTGGCGATGGCTTCGAACTTCTGCACCGTCGTGTCGATGCTCTGGCCGGTCGCTTCCTCCATACGCGCCGCCGCAGTGGCCACGCGCTCGAACTGGTCCCCCGCGATACGCCCACTCTGCGCCACCGCCAACAGCGCTTCGCGGGCACCGCCCTCGGTCACGCCGTCCAGCGCGGCCATCGACTTCGCCAGGCTATCCACTTGCTGCACGCTGGCGCCGACGTAGTTGCCGGTGGTCAACAACGCGTTGGTGACAGCCTCTTGTTCCTGGTAGACCTCGTGCAGGGCCAATCCCAGCACTGCAAACGCGGCCGCACCAGCGGTCACCGCGATCGCCATTGGCGAGACCGCGCCCAACAGCGCCCGCGCGGCCGGTGCCACGCCACCGAAGCTATCCTTCAGCTGGCCGCCTTGCTGGATGGCGACCATGAACACCGACTGCCCACTGGCCAGGCCAGTCACGATGTCGGTGATCTGCATCGGCAACTGGTGCATGGCCTGCGCGTGCTGCGCCGCGCTGATGGCTCCCTGTTGCTGGACGGCGGCGGTTTTCTGTGTCGCCGCGGCCAGCGCGCCATGCGCTGTCGCGGATGCCTTCACAGCTACCGCATTGGCCTGGTCGGCGGCGGTGTTCTTGCCGGCTGCGGTAGCGGCTGCGTTGAGGCCTTGCGCAGCACCCTGTGCTGATGTCTTCAGGCCGTCGAAATTGCCATCGAGCGCCGCGACTTCTTTCGCCGCCTGGTCCAGGTCGGCGCGGATGCGCAGCGCGACGTCCAGGGTGCGGGTATTCACGGGGTCTCAGTCCTCCAAATCCTGGATGTGTTTTCTGGCGCCATTGCCACCGGCATAGGCCTGGTTGGTGTCAACCACGTGCTGCCGGCGCTGCCGGCGCTCCTCGGCTTGTTCCGTGCGCCAGAACGCATTGATCTGGCGCATCGTGTAGCGGCGTCCTATCTCGTCTGGCGTGCGCCCGTAGCCCGCCCTGATCAGGGTGGCGTAGAGGCGGATGTAGCCAACCGGCTTGCTTCCTCCCGCGCCGCCAGCAGGTGCTCGCGGAAGCGCCGGATAAAAAAACTGCTCGTTGCACCCCACCATGCAGTCAGGAGCTGATCGAACTCGATGTCATCGAGGGTGGAAATGAATTGCGCGACTTCGGCCACCTTCTCGGTGAACGTCTGCAGGCCCGTGGGGTCGAGCGGATACGGCACGGTGGATTGCGCCATCAGCCACTGCACGTTGACGGCGTGCCGGGAGAAGACCTCGCGCACCTGCAGTGCGGTCGGCGGCGCATCGGCCCGCTTGAAGGCGGCATACAAATCCTCCAGCAGCGGGCGGATGCTGGCCTGCAGGTGCAGGCCCTCGATGCCGACGTACTCGCGCAGTGTCAACAGCCGGCCGCGCAACCGCGTGTTGAGCTGCGGGTGCAAGAGTGCAAGGTCGGCAGCAGCATCGGATGCGGCTTGCGCGGCTTCGGTCGCCTGCGCCTCCGCTGGATCTGCGGGCTTGTTGATTTTGCGCGCCATGTCAGGCCCCCAACACGAACTTGCCCAGGGGGAAGTTCACGTTGGTTCCGTCGTACAGCGCCTCGCCCTTCATTTCCATCGTGCCCACGCCGTCGTTGTTGATCATCGGCAGTGACGCGAGGGGGCTGTTGGTATGGCGCGAGATCTCCACATAGGCCCGCGATTTCGAGATGGTCTCGATGCCGTCAAACACCAAAAAGTGATCATCCGGCCGCGTGGTAAGCAGCGACAACGCGTTGCTCGCCGCGTAGCTGTAGCTGGCCTTGATCGGCTGAGTCAGCCCGGTCAGGTCCAGGATCTGGCCGTGGCCGGCGAACACGGAGACCTCCGCGTAGTGCGTGCCCACCGCCAACGGCACTGGCGTGCCGGTAGAGTCCACCAGCGACCATGCCGAGGTGTTCTGGTTGTCCAGGGAGAAGTAATCACCGACCACCAGGTCTGCCGGCAGTTCCTCGCCGCTGGCCGTACCGGCGGCCACCGTATAACGGCTGGACCACAGCGCTGACACCAGGTTGTCCACGTTGAAGCCGTGCAGGGTGTAGGCGGTCTTGATGCCCTTCTCGATCTCGAACACCAGGTCCTTCATCTTGTTGCCGGAGTGCGATTCCTTGATCGACTCTTCGCTGACCTCGAAGGAGAGGTCGAACTTCGGCACGTTCTGGAACCAGATGCCGGCTCCCTTGCTGCCGTCGGGGTTGCGCTTGAACTTGCTCAGACGGCCCTGCAGCGAGAAATACTTGGTCACGGTGGACATCACTTGGCTTCCTTCTTCGGTGCGGCGTCAGTGTCGGCGGCTACGGGTGTGGCGATACGGTTGCTCGCCAGCCAGCTGGCGGTGGTGTTGTCCACTGTCAGTAGTTCGCCCTTGGCCACCGCCTTGCCCGCGTGGGTGTGGTTGTCGACGGCCACCTTGACGGTGACCAGCTTCGGCGCGTTCATGGCGCGATCTCCGGTTGGATGAAGTGACGGGTCTGCCAGCGGTCGGCCCACAGCGCGACGGACGCGTCGTAGTCCTCCAGGTCGCCGGCGATCAGTTGCAGCTGCTGGCCGCCCGGCACGTCCGGGGTCCAGCCCAGCAGGTGGTTGCGGTAGGCGCCCACCCGCTCGATGAGTTCGTCGCGCAGCTCGTCGCCTGCCAGGCCGCGGTGGTTGCGGAACGCCAGCACCACGCCGATGCCGACCTGCATCAGCTGGCCGATGTCGGTCTGCTCGCCGGGTATGCTCATGCTGGTATCGGTGCGCGCCGCCGATTCCCTGGCGAGCATCACGTAGGCGCAGGGCGCCGGGAAGTCCTGCAGCGAGCGGACTTGCGCATATGCGCCGCGGCCTTCCACCAGGCGCAGGCCGCCGGACTTCACCGCGCGGGCGCGCAGGCGGGCGATCACCGGGCCAACGTCGAACGGCTTGGCGCTCATGCCCCGAAGTCCTTGAGCGTGTCCATCGAGAACACGCGCGCGGGACCACACATCATCGGCATGCCGGCGCTGGCGGGCGGCAGCGGGTCTTCCACGCCCAGGCTGAACTTGCCGTCGCGCACCTGTTCCAGCAGGCGGACTGCCTCGCGGTAGTCGCGCACGACCGGGTCGGTCTTTTCCTCGGTGCCGAAGCGCTCCTTGTGCAGCATGTAGCGCGCGATCCAGCGCGCCCAGACCGCAACCACCTCCGGCACCGGCGACAGCGGTACTGTGTACGCCACCGGCTTGCGCATGCGCAGGTAGCCGTCGATCAGCGCGTCGGCGCTGCCCAGCGCCTGCTGCACCACCACGGCCGCGGCCTGCGCGGCGGCCAGCTGGTCGGCGTCCATGCCGGTGGTGTCACCCGCGCGCAGCACCGCATCCATGACCTCGTCCGCCGGGATCGGCATGCGCTCGGGCGTGGCGGCCTGCGCCAGCTCGCGGGCGAGCTTGGCATCGGCAAGTTGGACGAGTGTGCAGTACATGGGCGCGGGCTCTGGCTTCGGTTACTGCGGGTCGGCGTCGGTCGGTACTTCGCCGGGCTCGGTGCCCAGCACGCCGGCGTCCTGGTACCGCTGCGCCTCGGCGGCGGTCATTTCCACGAAGGCATCCGGCTTGACGACGGCGCCGCCCAGCCAGAAAGGCTCCAGCACCTGGAACATCGCGGTTTTGGGGTTGGCTTGCGCATTCGCCGCCACGGCGGCGGTGCTGCGCACCACCTTCTGGGTGGGCGCTGCGGTCTTGGGCTTGCTGGCCTTGGCCATGTCGGCTCCTCGGTTGAAAGTGGGCCGTCTCTCTCCGGCTGTCACGCCTGGCTTCGCCGGCGTTCGCTAGACCGCCCTAAAGCGGCCGCTCCGCTCCCACGGTTGTGCGTCAGGCCGGGGCCGCGCCGGCGTCCTTGATCAGGTAGCCGGCCACCATGCCGGTGAGCTGCGGCGTGCGGTTGTTGTTGACCGGGTGGATCCACGACTGGCGGTTCTCGTCGCGGTAGGCCATGCGCACGTTCGGCTCGCCGCGCAGGCTGTAGGTGTAGCCGTAGCTGGGCTTGGCCGCGCTGCGGCGGTTGCTGCCGTTGGGCTGCGCCACGTACGCCAGAATCACGTCATCGCCCCAGACATCGCCCAGGTCGTCGGCCTGGCCGCTGGCGGAAATCGCCTCGCCGATGACGATGGTGGGCAGCTCCCACATCGACTTCAGGATATCGACGGTCAGGGTTTCCTTGCCCAAGTGCTTCAGGTAATCCTGGATCTTCGCGTTGGACTTCAGCGCGGACCACGCCGACGCGGAAATGAGCGCGGTGTTCGGGCGCACGCCGATGGACGCGCGGATGGCGTCCTTCGCCGCCTCGATGTTGGCGGTCGGGTCGCCGGCCGAGCCGCGCCAGCGGCCGGTGCCAACCAGGCTGACCTTGTGGTCGGTGTCGTAGTTGGACACGTCGCGGGCGATGTCGGCGCACTCGCACTCGTGCTCCAGCTCCATCACGTCCAGCACCAGGTCCACGGCGTCGGTGGATGCGTCGATGCCGGGGCCGGCGGCTGCTTCCTGCGCGATCTCGTCCGGCACCACCGCTTCCAGGGCGGAATCCACGATGGCGTAGTTGCCCGCCTGGTAGCCGAACTGGATGCGCTTGGTGGCCTCGCCGGGCGCGCGCTTGGTGTTGTAGCGGCGGAAGCCTTCCTTGCCGAAGGCGGTCACCTTGCCGGCGCGGACGCCGACTTCCACGCGCGGGAACAGCACGCTTCCGACGTTGCCGGGGCGGATGTAGCCCGTGGCGTGGGTGGTCAGGACCGGATCGACGATGCGTGCCTGGCCGGTAGTCATCTGGGTCATGGGTCGTTCTCTCTGCTGATGAGGGGATAGGCGCGGCGCGCGTAGAAGCTGGCGTCGCTGGGCGGCTTACTTCAGGAGGACTTCGACGCGGTCGCCGTCGGCCTTCGATTCCTGCAGCGCGACGGCCACCACGACGCCGGAGGCCTTCTTCACCAGCTTTCCGCTGGTTCCGACCTCGAGCTCGTCGCCGTCCACGAAGGCGCCGCCGGCGGTGACGATGGTGGTGCCCATCACGTCGGTGGGAACGCGATCGCCGATGGCGCCCTTGGTGTTGGACACGCCGAAAATCTTGCCGGCGGCAGTGGCGTAGGCGCCGGCGCGGGAGAGGGCGCGTTCGGCCTCGATCGCGGCGGACGCGGTCACAGCCAGGGTGAGGATGGAAATCTTCTGGGTCATGGTGTTGCGCTCCTGGCGCGGGTTGGCATTGCGTGGTCTGTCTCGGCGGGCCGGTCACCGCGCGCATGGCGCCTTACCCGGCATATCGACCTACGGGTGCCGCCGAAGGGGTCAGCCGCCGACGGCCTTGACGGCATTCATGTAGTCGGCCTTCGGGTTGTCGCGCTGGTAGGCGAGCGCCTTGGCGTGCAGCTCCATGCGGCCGGCGTCCACGCTGGTGCCCTCGGGGGCGGCGAAGCTGGGCGCGGCGGTGCCGTTGTTGTGGTCGGCGGACTTCTCGGCGAAGTTGACGCGCGGCGGCAAGTCGGACAAGAAGTTGCGCAGCAGCTCGGGCGCGGCGTGGTCGGTGGCGGCCTGGCCGTCGGCCTCGGCGAAGTTGAGGACGGCGCCCGCCGGGAAGGCCAGCAGCAGTTCAACGATGCCGGCCTTGTGGCGTGGCAGCAGCTTGCCGTCCTTGACCAGCCCGGCGGCAAAGCTGGCGGCGTCTTCGCGGCGGGCCTCGTCCTCGCGCTCCTTGAGCGCCTGTTCGCGCTGCGCGATCTCGGCGCGCTGGGATTCCAGCTGGCGCTGCTGTTCGGCGAAGTCGGTGGCGGCCGCGTTGCTGTTGCTCTGGTTCATGGTCTGCTCCGTGTGAGTGGTTTCCGCGAATGCGGCATTGGCCTGGTCATCGCCCGCGGTCGCCTCGGCGATACCGTCGATGCACCACTGCGGGATGAGTTGTTCGGCCTTTTCCGCGCCATCGGTTTCGATCGACTTGTCGCGCAGGCCCTGGAACAGCCGCTTGAGGTAGTAGCCCAAGCTGGACAGCTGGCGCGGCATCGGCATGGCGAACTCCACCGCGCCATCGCCCTCGGCGAACTGCGGCCGCTGCAAGCCCTTCACCGCCGGCGGCTGCGCGCCCAGGAAACCAATGTGGCGCGGGTAGAAGTGGCCGGGCTTCGGGTTGCCCGGCGAATCCGGCAGGTACACGGACAGGCTGATGTTGCTGAAGCGCTGCGCGTTGACCATCTCGGCGAATTGCGCGTCCACCGCTTCGGGTGTTGCGAACACCTCGCCACCGTCGCGACTGAAGCAGGCGGCCCAGCCATAGGCCGCGTCATCGATCTTGGGATGACCGACGACCAGCGGCGCGCGGGACAGATGCGGGTCGTAACTGTCCACCAGATCGGCAACATCGGCCTCACTGAAGGCGTAGGCGTTGCCGTCGGTGGCGGTGTGCGTTCCTGCGCGGAAGACGTGGAGGGTTGCGGCGGGCTTGTTCATGGCCCGCACTTTCGGCCTGCGCCGCAAAGGTGTCTCGGAACAGAGGTTCCGACGCTTCACGCGCCCGCGCGAGGTGGATGCCGCTTTGCCCCGCCAGACTGCGACCGCCGAATGCGGCTGGATGCGCCTGTGTCGCGTTATAACGCGCCGCGTGGGGTAACGGCCGTGGCGTCGCCGCGCTCGGCCCCCACAAGGGCCTCAAATCGCCGCGCGTTCAATCGCCGGCAAGTGCCTCGCCCAGGTGGTCGGCGACGATGTTCTGCAGCTCGGTTTCGTCTTCCATCGAAATGCCCAGCCACGGACGCGCGGGCAGCGTGATGTCGTAGGCATCGACGGTCGCCCACTGCTCGTGGTCCACATCCTTGCTGCCGGCGCGCGCGAACACCTTCATGCGGTTCGGCTTGTCCTTGCCGAAGGCCAGCTTGCGCGAGTGCGCGGCGCGGTGGACCGTGCCGCCGAACTGGTGGATGGCGCCGTAGGGCGCATTGGTGCCGACCAGCAGCTCGTCCTGCCCGGCCTCATAGCTCAGCTGGTCGCCCAGCATGTGGAAGTCGAACTTTAGGATCGGCACGCCGGGGCGCTTCTTCTGCTTCCAGCGCGCGTAGTCCGGCGACAGCGCGCGCCACTTGTTGCCGTTCGGGTCCTCCTGCAGCGCCGCGCGATCGCGCGTGCTGCGCAGCAGGTATTCGCCCATGTCGGCGAACAGTATCTGCCGGTCTTCACCACGCAGGCGGCCCACCAGCCGTTTCAGCGCGGGGCTGGCGGTGTTCTTGGTGATCTGTACGCGTGCACCGGCCATGCGTTACTCCAGGCTCCCGCGCAGCAGCGGCAGCTGCTCGAGCGGGCGCAGATCGTCCAGCATCGAAACCCCGCGCACTTCCGGAACGGCGCCAGTCACGCCCACGCGCGCCAGCAGCAGGCGTTTACCCTCGGTGGCCACATAGAGCAGCTCGGCGCGTGATGCGTCCCACAGCACCGCCAGCGGGCTGCGCAGATAGGCCGGAAGCTCGGACAGCGCGGCGGCGCTGGCGCCGCTGGCCAGCGACTGCAGCACCTCGGCGTCACGAATGGCGATGGCCGCGGTGGCGGCGGTGATACCGCGCGTGGCCATCGCCTGCTGCAGCGCGCCGTCCAGCATCCCGACCATGTAGCGCGCGCCCTGCCACGACCCGCCGGCGGCGTACGCCTGGAACTCCGCATAGCCCGCCTGCAGCGCGTCCTGGGCGCGGCGCAGATCGAAGATCTCCCGCAGGGCCGACTCGGCGGCCGCGGCCGGCAGGCGCGTACTCTTGCGCAGGGCGTCCTGCGCGGATTCGGCCAGGGTGCGCTGCAGCGCCGGCGGCGTGCGCGGCGCCTTCGGGCCGCCCTTCGGCCAGGTGTCCAGGCTGCTGCCCGGCGCGTAGGCGAAGCCGGGGTCGATGCCCTCGACCGTGCGCACCAGACGTGGGCCGCCCGGGCTGCGCTGGCCCACCATCACGTCCACCCATTGCAGCTGCAGCGGTTCGTCCGGGCCGGTCTTGCCCAGCTTCTTCAGGTCGCGGTCGTTGAGCAGCTGGGTGTAGCACTGGCAGCCCCAGCCGTTTTGTGGGTGGATGGTCAGCCACACCGGGTCGTCCACGTGCCAGATCTTGCCGTCCCAGCTCTTGTGCACCGGGCGCGGGTGCTCCACGGCGTCGCTGTGCTTGTACTGCTTCCACGGCCGCAGTTTCTTGAGCTGCTGCTCCTGGTGCCAGCGGCCGGCGTTGTAGCTCTGCCGCAGGTTGGTCTCGTAGATGACCCGGCTGCGCCAGTTGCGTCCGCCGTTGTAGTCCCAGCCGTGCTTGGCCACGATGCTGTCGAAGCGGGCGCGGAACTGCGCCAGGGTCTCGCCGTCCTCTTGCGTTGCGCGCACGGCATCGCGCAGGTCCGCGACCAGCTCGATGCGGTTGGCGCCGGCGGCCATGAAGCCGTTATCGTGTTCGGCCTCCCACAGGTCCAGCCAGCTGTCGGTCAGGACGTTGGTCTTCTGCCGGAAGAAGGCGATCTGCTGCTTGAACGGCAGCGACCCGTAGGCGACCGTGGCCATGTCAGCCCTGCATCAGCTCGTAGCGGCCCGCCAGGTGCGCCGCGGTCATGGCCTCGGCGAAGGCGGCGGCGTAGTCGTCCAGCTCCAGGTCGGCGGCCAGCGCCAACAGCCCGGCCTCCAGCTCGGCGAAGTCGGCGGCGCTGGCCACCAGCGCCTGCACCTTGCCGTTCCACGCCTTGCCGGTGCCGGCGATGCGGGCGTCCAGCTGGCGGCCCATCCGCACCTCGATCGCGTCGTCGCCCTCGGCGAACTGCACGCCATGCCGGCGCAGCAGGTTGACCACTCCGCGGCCCACGTCGGCGAAATCGGCGCCGGCAACGGCGCTGGGGGTTCCGGCCACGCCCGGTGGCATCGCCTGCGGCGCCTGGCGTTCTTCCCACTGGCCGCCATAGGTTTCCTGCACGTAGGCCAGTGTCGGGCGGAAGCCCCAGCGCTGGATCTTGTCGTCGCGCTCCGCGCGCTGGTTGAGGTCTTCGTCCTTTTCAGTCACCCGCCAGACGCGGGGCAGCTCGGCATCCGGGAAGTTCCAGGCCATGAGCTGCGGGATGACTTGCTGGTTGAAGCTGTCGCAGACCAGGTCGGCATCGGCCTTGATGATGTCGTCGCGCACGTCGCCTTGCAGGTCTTCGTTGCCCAGCTTGCCGGGCGTGCCCTGCGTGCTGGCGGTCTGGCCCAGCGTCGCCTTCTGGATGGCGGAGTTCATGGTGTCGTGCAGGGTCTTGTAGTCCGCCGTGCCGCTGCGTGCGGCCTCCAGCAGCTCCAGCTCCATGCCGCTGGGGATGATGACGCCGCTGTCCTGGTGGATGGCGCGCGTGGCGGCCAGCAGCGCGGACTTCTCAGCGTCGCTTGCATCGGCGGTGTACTTGCCCAGCCCGGTGGGCATGCCGAACTTTTCCAGGAAGGTCAGCCAGAACTTGATGCCGTTGCGCTTGAACAGCACCGGCCAGTAGAGCCAGTGCGCCAGCCCCAGACCGTACGGCTCGTCATCGTGGTCGGCGCCGCAGCAGAAGTCCCAGAAGTAGGGCCGGTCGCACGGCTCGCCTTCGTACATGCTGGACTGCGTGAGCAGGCGCAGGCCGCCGTCCTTGCCGTAGCGGAAGCGGCGGCGGTTGCGCACCTTGATGGCGCTGATGCCGATCTTGCCCTCGTCGACGCCGTAGATCAGCTCGGCGACCGCGTAGCCGTAGAACACGCCGAACAGCATCTTCTCGGTCACGTTGTCCCAGCGCAGCTTCTGCAGCTGGCCTTGCAGCCACTCCGCGGCCTGCTTGTCCTTGCGGCGCTCGCCGCCGGCGTCCACGCGCCACTCGCACTGCACCACCGCCGACTGGCGCTGCCCGAACGCGGCCTTGACCTCTTCGTCGCTGCGCACCTGCTCGTAGATCAGCAGGTCACCGCCGCGGTTGCGCAGCACGCTGTCGAACGGGGTCAGCAGCGGGCCGGTGAAACCGCGAGTGATGTCGCGGCCGTCGCCGGTGGTGGCGATCTCGCGGTTGAGCTGCGGGCGCGGGGTGTTGGTCAGGTCGTTCACAGGAAGCCCTCGAAGTCATTGCCGCCGCCGATGCCGCCGAAGCCGCTGCCACTGAAATCGCCGCCGCCGGCGAAGGCGCGGCGGCCTGTGGACTGGAATTCGATCGGGGCGGCCGGCGTCGCCGCGGCATGCACCGCCAGCGCCAGCGCCCAGAAACGGTCGGCGTGGCCGTCCGGCGTCCGCTCGGCGGTGAAACGGATGTTGCCGGCAGCGGTGGTCTGCTTGGTCACACTCCGCAGGTCGCTGCGGATGACCGGGTCGTACGGAATGCGCAGCTTGCGGTCCTGCATGGCGCCGCGCAGCGGATACGCCAGCTCTTCCTTGACCTTGGGTGTGAAGGTCACGCCTTCGACGCGGGTCTCGCCGAAGCGGCGCTTGGCGTCATCCGTCCAGCCGATGCCCAGGCCCGTGTTGTCGAAGCAGGTGCGGCGGCAGCGCGCGATCCACGGCCAGATGATGGCGTCCTGCTGGGGCTTGGTCATGTTGGCCAGGCATTCCACGTGGCGGGTGTAGAGCACGTCGCCAAGGCGCTCGACCACCCACAGCACGGTCAGGTCCTTCTTGCGGCCCACGTCCACGCCCAGGTACAGCTCGCGGCCTTCGATCAGCTTCCAATCGACCAGCTGGCCGTATTCGCAGCTTGCGATCAGGTCGTATTCGAGGAACGCCACGTCGTCGTCAGCCGGGACGCACATGTACTCCTGCTGGAACGACTCTTCATCGACGCAGCCGCTGCGCACGTATTCGAAGTAGGCGGCCTCGTCCATCTCCTGGCGCGGATCATCCGCGGCGAGCTTCTGCTGCAGCTTCCACAGCAGGCCGGCATTGAGGGCGTCCTCCAGCGTCACCCGGTGCAGGCTGATGCCCTTCGGATTGCCGCCCTCGCGGATCTCGCGGATCAGCTGGTTGAAGAAGTTGTGGCTGCCACGGTGGGTGCTGAACGCCTCCAACTGGCCGCCCCAGGTGATGCCCGGATAGGCGATGGCCCACAGTTTGCGGGGATCCTTGTGCAGGGCGAATTCGTCCAGCACGCGCCCGCCGCGCTTGCCGGCCTGCGCATCGGGGTTGCTGGACATGCTGTGTATCACGCGGTCATTGAGGAACCGCAGGTCGTAGCTGGTCTGGCGCTGATCCCCGTCCAGTGCGCGCTCGCCGAAGTCGGCCGCGCCCAGGTTGAGGATGTCCGCCCACAGCTTGCAGTCGTCGATGAACAGCCGCGCCTGCATCTCGTCGCGGCTGCTTACCCACTGGTCAAACTTCGCGCCCTTCATCGCCGTGCGACGCACGCACGCATAGGCGCTGGTCCAGGACCAGCCGATCTGGCGCGACTTCTCCGCCAGCTTCAGGCGGCTGCGGTCGTTGATCCACTTCGACTGCGGCGTCAGGAAGATCGCCTGCCGGTCGGCGGGAATGCTGCGGGCGTTGCCCATGTCACACCACGCCCTGCAGGCGCCGGTCGATGGCCGCCAGCGTTTCCTCCGATACGCCGGCGCCCTCGGCCATAAGGCGCACTTCCTCGCGGGCGGCGGCCAGCTTGCCGCGCACCTCCTGCGCCCACTTGTTCCGCGTCACGCTGGCGCGGGTCAGGGTGGCGATGTTCTTGGCGGCCTTGCCCAGGATCTCGATCTTGGTGGCCGGGTCGGTTTCTTCCTCGGCCTCCTGCAGCGCCAGCAGGCTCTCGAAGATCTCCGTCTGCACCAGGCTGATGATCGCGTTGCTGCGGTCGTCGGCCTCGTCCGGGGCCGCGGCGGTGATCAGCTTCGCGGCCTCGGTGCTGGTCTTGATGGCTGAGAGGCGGCGCTCCAGGTTCTTGCCGTAGGCGCCCACGGCGGACTTGCCGATGCTGTAGCCCTTCTCGGCCAACCACTCGGCCAGGGCGACGTAGCCGCCGAAGCCGTTGGCCAGAATCTTGCCCTCCAGCTCGCGACGCACGTCCTCGTCCAGCAGGTCGATCTTGCTCGGCGGCGGCATGGTTCAGCCCACCTTCTGCGGGCGGGCGATGCCCGGCTCGCAGGCCACGGTGTATTCCACGATGTCCACGCCGTGGCGCTCCAGCGTGGCGAACCAATGGCCGGTGTGCCGGTTGCTCACCTCTACCAGCCGGCGGTCTTCTAGGTAGGCCAGCTCGCGGCGAATTTCCTGCTGGGTGGCATCGCTGTACAGGCCTTGGATGGTCATCAGCAGCACGCCCTCGTTGGTACCGTCAGGGCGTGCGTTGTCCAGCGCGCGCAGCAGAATCCAGCGGATGTGCTCGCGCCGGCGCTTCACGATGTCGATACCGTCAATCACGATTGCCCCCCTTGATGATGCCAGCGCGCGACGCGCTCATTGATCAGATCCAACTTGCTTTCGATGATGGTCTGGTTGCGGATGTAGTCCTCGCGTCGGACGTAGCGTTCTGGCAGCTCCAGCCGCAGCTGCACCAGGTCATGCTCGACGCGGTTCCAATTGCGGCTTTCGTCTTCCAGCACCTCAAACTTCATAGCCAGCCGCTGCTCGAACTGCCGCAGCAGCAGGCGCAGCAGAAAGGCAAACGCCCCGGTCAATACGCCCACCACGGAAGAAATCATTCCCACCAGCTGCCATAACTCGATGCTCAGGGTCATGGTGTGCCCCCGCTGTCGCGGGCAGTGAGACTGGCGCCGGCACTCAGTTTCCCGGCGCTGGCGCGGTCTTGGTTGGCGCGGTCTTTCAGGGCCTCCCAATGCACCTGCCAGAGCAGGCCATCCAGCGCGCATACGGCCGGCGTGCCGTCTTTGTAGCGGCAGTTCCGCGACGGCGGTGCCGGGGCAGGCAATGGCTCGGTCAGCGCGGCCGGCAGCGGCGCATAGGCGGTGACCGGCACCTGCACCAGCTCAGTGCGTACCAGCGGCTGGCGCATCGCCCCACAGGCGCTCAGCCACAGCAGCACACACAGGCAGGCGGCGTAGCGCATCACAGTCTTCATCGGTTTCTGCCTTTTGGGTCAGGGTTTCCAGCCGCTTATCCGCGGCGCGTTGCAGCGCAACCAGCCGGGCCGCGCGGGCGGCCAGCTCGGCCTGCGCGGCGCGTTCAATGTCCAGCCGGCGCTCGGTTTCGGCGGTCAGCGTTTTGCGCAGGGATGTCAGCTGGCTGGCGTTGCCCTGGTTCACGGACTTGGCCAGCGAGAGCTGGTCTTTCAGCGTGCTGATTTCCGCGCCTTGATCTGCCAGCCGTTTTGCGCTGCGGCTTTGGGCAATGTCATAGCCAAACCAGGCACAGGCCAGCGCGCCGCCTACCAGCACACACAGGCCCACGAGAATTTCGATGATGGCGGCGGACTTCATGCACACACCGCCGTGCCGGACCAGCCGGCGGCCAGATAGGCGGGCTCTAGCGCCAGCAGGATGCGGCGTGGGTAGCCGATGTTTTCCTTATGCGCCCAGGCGGCGCGCACGCGGTAGGGCTCCACCGCGCGCCAATCATTGGCATTGGCGCCGCCGCGCTGCGCGGCCAGCCGCTCACGGCTGAGCATGGCCTCACCGCCGTTGTAGGCACGCAGCGCAAATGCCCAGCGCGAACACGCCCCCAGCGCACCGGCGTACCGGTAAGCCGCCACGCGGCTTTCCAGCCAGGCGACATAACAGGCTTGTGCGCGCAGCGACCATTGCGGATCCCACGGGTCGGGCGCGCCCACGTCTGGGCAGACGCTGGGCAGCCAGCGCGCGGTGGCCGGGGTGAATTGGGCCAGGCCTTGCGCAAATGGGCTTTGCGCATCGGCGCGGAAGCCGCTTTCTTGCTGCAATTGCGCGGCCAGCCGCGCCACGTAATCCGAGCCGTTCAGGCCAAAGTTGCGCGCCGCCGCCCGCTCGATGGCGATGCGATAGGTGGCCGATGCGGGAGCTACCCGCACCTGCGCTAGGGCCGGCACGCATAGCAGCGCCAGCACCAGCCCGGCCACCAGCATGCACACAATGGCGCGGGCAATGGTGCCCAGCCGCGCCTGTACGGGATGGCTATGCGGGCTCACGGCAAGAAGCCCATTGTCAGGATGCAGGCGCACACGATCCACGTGGCGCATTTGCGGTCCAGCCCATCGGCAATGCCGGACGACGGATCGGGCGGAGGCAGAATCTGCTTCACTCCCCAATGCACCATCAGGCCTAACAGGCCGCCCAGCAGCGGCTTGCTAACGCCATACACAATCAGGCCGGCCTTGGCGGGGTTCAGGAACAGCACCACCAACAGGCAGACCAAGAACAGCGACCACAGCGGCCACAGCTTCATCAGCCAGCCTTCGCTTGCAAACGCGCGGGCCAGCAACTTGGGGATATCAATACCGAGCTTGGGCATGGCGCCTCCACCTTTAGGTTGAAAGGTGGCCGGCGGTGCCCGAGGAGACCGCCGCCGGCCCGGCATGCCGCGCATGCCGTAGGCCGCCACTCTCCGGGCTTGACGCAGGCGCGTCTCGGAACGCAGGTTCCGAGACTTACACGCGCGCGCGTGGAAGTGTGCGCACCTGTCCAAACCTACGAAACCGAAGGGAGCGCAGACATGGAAAACCAGCACCGCCAGATCAGCGGCTATCGCCCGAATTGAGCCAGCGCGCAGCGCGTTTAACACACGCATCGAGCGGATACGAAGCGCGCTCGGCTTGAACGAATTGATTAGGCCGCTGCGACGTGGCCACGGAGAGCGGACTTGAAGAACTGGATTCTGAAGAAGTGGGACTGGTGGATTTACCGCCGCGCATTCCATTCCTTCCGGCGCTTGTGCGAAAGCAATGCCGGGTTTGCGTACCTGTTCGAGTTGCATTTGCGCGACTACCGCGCAGCGCACCCGATTCCTGAAACGTTGGAGCGTGCGACCGAGATGTTTTACTCAACACAGCGGTCTAACAATGGAAACGAAACATGATGTGCGTGAGTTGCCGGCGAAGTGGCGACATGAGGTGGACGAAGACTTGGATTGCGCTACGAGTTGGAAAACGGCTCACCGTAAATGTGCCAATGAACTGGAAGCCTCCCTGCGCCAGAGCGATGAGGCCACATCCGGGCTGATGGTCGATGACGCGATGGTATTCAACATGGCGGTGTGGCTTGCGGCGCGAGAAGGGCACGACGATCCACACCAACTGGTCTGGGCAGGTAGTCCGCCTGAGCCGTGTGGCGAAGTCTGGAATAGGTATGAAGACGATGCCCGCTCCGCACTGACCGCCGCCATAGCCGCCACTCACTCCACCACGCAGCCCTTGGTTGGCGTGGTGACCACGTAGGGCTTGCCATCGGCATCGGTGCATTTGTAGCGCGTGGCAGCAGGCTGGGCGGGCTTCTGTTGGCTCCACCAGTTGTTGCCTGGGCCGGGAGGTGTTGAGCCGTTGGACGGGATTGCCGCGCGTGGGGCTTCGCCCGGTTGCTTGCAGGTGATGAATAGATTGCCATCGATGTCGCCCAGGCCCCAATAGTCCTTCTCGTTCGCTTCGATGTTGTAGCCGTTCGGGCAGGTCTTGGCCGCGCGCGCGTAGCACTGCGAGGGCATCTCGCACCAAATCTTGAAGCCCGGCGCGCCTGATGGCGCCATCATAGGGCGGGATGATGTGCAGCCGGCTGTGGCCAGCACGGCGACAAAGATGATCGTGGATCGCATGGATTCTCCCCTCTGCTCTGGAGCTGCACGCCAGTTACATGCCGGCGCCTGCATCAACTGGCGGGCCGCGATCGATCACCAGGTGAACCTCGCGGGACTCGACGCAGCCCTTGCCCATTGCATATGAGCTGTAGCGGCGAATGTCCTGCTCGCATTTGTAGGCGATGAATGAACCGGTTGCGTGTGACTGCAGCCATGCCCGCGCCTCCGCCTCGCGCGTTTCGCAGTTCGCGTACAGCTCCGGCTTGTCGGTCGTCTTGCGGCTCTTCGCGCATTGCTTCACCGCATCGACCTTCGGCAGCTTGACCAGTGAGTTCCCGAACGTTTCGCCCTCGGGCACGAGCCCGCAAGCTCTCCAGATCACCGCGAAGCTGCCTCGGTTGCTCAGCATGACATCGTCTTCGTCGCGCACATCGGCGAACCGGCCCATGACGTAGAACGGTTTGTAGCCGACGTATCCGCCGTAAGAGTTCTTGGCGTTCACCCACCCGCATACCGCGCCGCCCTTCGGGCTGACGACCATGCCTGCGAAACGCGCGCTCTCCGGGTCTTTCATCTTCATGGCGATGCGCGCTTTGGCGTCGGCAATCACCTGATCATCCCCGGCATTTTGGGCATGTCCGGCGCCTGCGATCAGCAGCAACGCCAACAGAAGCTTCTTCATTTCTTCTCCTTCGCGCCCTTGGATGGCTGAGCGGCATGCACGGCCATGTAGCGGTCAATCGCTGCATCAACGATCTCGATTTTCATCCACCGCGCGCCCAGTAGCACGTCTCGTATCAGCTCGCGCTTGAGCGAGTCATCGGTTAGCACGCCGGCTATGCGGCTGAACTCTTTGATCGCGTCAAGGCGGCTCTCCAGCTCAGCCATCCGCTGCTCAACGGTTTGACCAGTTAGGACGTAGGACACGTCTAGACCATGCGCGCTAAGCGCAGCGAGCTTTTCTGCCGGGGGGCTCGACTTGTTGTTCTGCCAGTCAATGACCGTGTTTTTTTTGGCGCCCGCGGCATCAGCGAAAGCCGGGATGGTCAACCCCAACCGCTCGCGCTCCTGCTTCAGGCGCTCACCTATCGACGACATACGTAAATCCAGATCATGAAGGGGCTTGACAGTCCGGATTTCCGGACTATGATTAGTCGAAACCTAGGCGGCGACCCCTCGCCACCTTTCGACTAGAAACCGAAGGATACACGCCATGACCCCAGCTCCAAGCCTCGATCTTCACCGGAAAGTCCGATCCGGCTTCGTCGCCCAAGGAACCAGCCTCAACAGGTGGTGCGAGGACAACTCGATCCTCCCATCCAACGCCCGCGACGTACTCATCGGGCGCTGGAACGGCCCGAAGGGAAGGGAGCTGCGCAACAAGATCGTCAAGGCCAGCGGCATCCAGGTGGCGGCATGAAAGCGCGCCTCCGCTTCGACCATTCGACCCAGACATGGGCGACAGGCATGACGGGCATGCACCCAGAAGAAATTAAGGCGGCGATGCGGATGGCGGGAACCACCTCAGCGATGCTTGCCGACGAGCTGGGCATTTCGAACGCCACCATCAGCCTCGTCATCCATAACCGTGCCGGGTCGGCTAGGGTGAAAGCCCGCATCGCCAAGATCGTCGGCAAGCCCGTGGCGGCGATTTGGCCAGTCGCGAATCGACCGAAGCTGCAACGGATCAAGGGCAGTGCGCCCAAGAACGGCAGCAAAAGGGCACTGGCATGAGCCAGAGCATCTTCGCCCGCCTGCTCTTTGCACTCTCCGGCCACAGCTACCGCGGCCTGCGCCTGCAGCAGATCGCCGACGGCATCGGCGAATCCCCGGCCACCACGCTGCGCAACCTGCAGCGCATGGAGGCAGATGGCTTGATCGAGCGCTCGCCCTACGACAAAGACAACTGGCGCCTGTCACCGCGCCTTGTGCAGATCACAACCGCGCACACGCAAGAAGTGCTGGCGGAAGAGCGCCGGCTGGAAGAGTTCAAGCAGCGGTATAGCCGCAGCCCCCACTAACCCCGAGGAACGAAGATGGCCAAGACCGAAAAACGCGGCGCGAAGGCGCTGGCACCCGTCGCACTACACGGCGACGCGATGGACGGGGACAAGGTTCCCGCCCGAAGCAGCGAGCTGCAGGAGCTGGCGAAGGCCGAAGCCGCGGTGCGGAAGCTGGCCGAGAACATCGGCTATGCCGGCTCGCTCGACGTGCAAACCCTGTGGAGCGCCGTGGAATTCCGGCAGCGCCGCTCGGTAGAGGACATCCTGGAGATGGGCCGCGGCCTGCTCCTCATCAAGGAGCAGACCGAGCACGGCGACTTCCAGCATCAGTGCGAGCGCCGCGGTATCCATCCGCGTGCGGCGCGGCGCCTCATGGGCGTGGCGCTCAAGTTCACCAAAACGGACACGATGTCCGTTTTGAAAGCCGCCGGCACCCAGGCCAAGGTGCTGGAGCTGACCATCCTGGACGACGAGGAGCTTCAGGCGCTGGAGTCCGGCGAGTCCGTTTCGGGCATCAGCCTGGACGACATCGAGCGGATGAGCGCCAGCCAGTTGCGCGAAGCGCTGCGCGGCGCGCGCGAAGACCTGGCGGCGAAGGACGAGGTCATCCGCAAGGGCTCGGAGAAGCTGGACAGGGCCGAGGAAAAGGCCGCCAAGGCCGCCCGCTCCTGGAAGAAGGCCACCCCCGACGAGCAGCTGGACAGCCTGCTGCGCGAGCTGGAGAAGGCGGCGTCCAGCGTTCGCCTTGCGATTGCGGCCGGCAGCGAGGAAGCCGGCCTGTCCGGCGCGGCTGCCGCGGTCATGACGCACGCCGCAGACCACGGCCTGAACGTGGATACGGAGGTCGCCGGCATCCTGTCCGGTCTGATCAACGACCTGCGCGCCGTGCGCGACGGCGACTACGTGCAGGCGCCGCTGCTCATGGATCGGCGATTGGTCGATTGGCAGCAGGACGCGAGGGGCTGACCGTGGCCTACGACGTCGAGCGGATTGCCAGGGCCGCAGCGGACCTGCTGCTGGCGCCAAAGAGCAGGAAGGGTGCGGTCATCGACGGCCTTGCGCTCGACCTGAGCGTCAGCCGACCGACGGCCTATCGGCTGATCGGTGCGCACAGCTTCCGCAAAACGCGGAAGCGCCGCAGCGACTGCGGCAAGACAGGCTGGCAGTTGGCCGAGCTGGAGCTGATCTCGGCCATGCTGCTGGAGTCGCGCCGCGGCAACGGCAAGCGGCTCTCCAGCATTACGGAGGCCATCGACACCTTGCGCGCCAACGGAGAAATCCGCGGCGAGGTGGTCAACGAGGAGACGGGCGAAATCCGCCTGCTCAGCGACTGCTCCGCCGCCAAAGCCCTGCGAGCGAAACGGCTGCATCCCGACCAGCTTTCGGCGCCCGCGCCGAAGGTGTCGCTCTCAACCGAGCGCCCCAACCAGCTGTGGCAGGCCGATCCCAGCCTGTGTGTCCTGTACTACCTGCGCCGCGCTGAAGGGCTTTCGGTGATGCCGCGCGACGAGTTCTACAAGAACAAGCCGCGGAACCTGGAGCGCATCGTCAACGACCGGGTCTGGCGCTACGTCTACACCGACCACGCCAGCGGCGCCTTCTACGTGGAATACGTGCTGGGCGCGGAGTCAGGCGCGAACCTGTGCCAGACCTTCATCAACGCCATGCAGTACCGCGGCGCGGCCGACCCGTTCTGCGGCGCGCCGGACATGATCATGGTCGATCCGGGCAGTGCCAACACCAGCGCGATGTTCCGCAACCTGTGCGACGCGCTGGCGGTCACGCTGCGCGTCAACAAGCCGGGCCAGCCGTGGGCAAAGGGCCAGGTCGAGAAGACCAACGACATCATCGAACGCAGCTTCGAGCACCGGCTGCGCTACCACCGCGTTGAATCGCTGGAGGAACTGAACGAAGCCGCTTGGCAATGGATGCGCCACCACAATGCAACCGTCCAGCACACGCGCCACGGCACATCGCGCTACCAGGCATGGATGACGATTCAGCCTGGCCATCTGCACTTCGTGCCGTCGGTGGAGCAGTGCCTGCGTTTGGCCACCCACAAGCCGGAAGAGCGCAAGGTCAACAGCCTGCTGCGCATCAGCTTCCGCGGCCACACCTACGACGTTTCCGGCGTGCCTGGCGTGATCGTGGGCGAGAAGCTGACCGTGACGCGCAACGCCTTTGGCGGCGAGACCAGCGCACAGGTGCGCGTGATCGACGACGAGGGCCGCACCACCTGGTTCAAGATGGAAGCGCTGGAGGCGGACGCCTACGGCTTCGTCGGCGCAGTGCCCCTGGGCAGCTTCCGGTCCCATGCCGACACGCCTGCCGACACGAACCGCAAGCGCGTCGAGCGCCTGGCGATGGACGCCACCACCGACGCGGAAGCCGAGGCCAAGCGCAAGGCGAAGGCCATGCCTTTCGGTGGCCGGATCGATCCGTACAAGTCCATCCACCAAGCGCCGGAAATCCCGTTCCTGCCGCGCCGCGGCCACAGCCTCAACGTGAACGTGCCGGCGGTCGAAGACGCGCCGCGCTTCGATGTCGAACAGCTCGCCCCGATCCGCGCCGAACTTCCCGCGCTCAACCATGTGGAGGCCGCCATGCGGCTCAAGCCACTGGTGGAACGCGCCGGCCAGGCATGGGCCGCCGACATGTACGCGCGCACCGCGCAGCACTGGCCTGACGGCCTGCCGATCGACGAGGTGGAAGCCTGGGCGGAAGCGCTGGCCAAGCCCGAGCGCGGCGGCCTGCGCCTTGTCGGTGGCGCGGCATGAGCGCCCGCCTCAAGAGCATCGCGCAGGCCGGCCACGGCCCGCTGCGCCTGCGCCGTTTGATGCGGGAAGCCGGGCTGCAGCTCAGCGACCTGGCCGCGCATGTGGGTACCTCCCGCGCGGCCATGAGTCTGCTCGCGAATCACGGCATCTGGCCCGCCAACAACGCCGACGCGGTCGCCGCTGGAATCGACACCTACCTGCTTGCCAACAACGCCGCGAACGACGCGTGGCGCGAGTTCGAACAGTCCACCAAGCCCCAGGAACAACCCGAGGAGACCCTGGCTATGTTGCTTCGCAAAATCAATCTGACGCCGCAGGCGCGGCGCCACTTCAACCTATCCGGCGACCCCTTCGCTGAGCCCGTCACCGCCGACGAAGTGTTCCTGTCGCCGGACATCCGCTACGTGCGCGAAAGCATGTACCAGGTGGCCCGCAACGGTGGCTTCATGGCCGTCATCGGCGAGAGCGGCGCGGGCAAGTCCACCCTGCGCGAAGAGCTTCAGGACCGCATCCGCCGCGAAGAGCAGGCGGTGCTGATCATCGAGCCCTACGTGCTGGGCATGGAGGGCACCGACCAGGTCGGCAAGACCCTGCGCGCCCAGCACATCGCCGAAGCCATCATGGCCACCGTCGACCCACTGGCCAAGACCAAGAGCAGCCCCGAGGCGCGCTTTCGCCAGGTGCATGAAACGCTGCGCAACAGCGCCCGCGCCGGCCATAGCCATGTGCTGATCATCGAAGAGGCGCACAGCCTGCCGATGGCCACGCTCAAGCACCTCAAGCGCTTCCGCGAGCTGAAGGACGGCCTGCGCCCGCTGCTGTCCATCATCCTGATCGGCCAGCCGGAACTGGCCACCAAGCTCAGCGAACACAACCCCGAAGTGCGCGAGGTGGTGCAGCGCATCGAAGTAGTCACGCTGCCGCCGCTGGGCAACAACCTGGGCGACTACCTCGGCCAGCGCTTCAAGCGGCTCAGCGTGCCGCTGGAAAAGGTGCTGGACAACGGCGCACTGGACGCGCTGCGCGCCCGCCTGACGCCCGCCCGCGGGGAGGGGTCGCTGCTGTACCCGTTGGCGGTGCACAACGCGCTGGCAGGCGCCATGAACCGCGCCGCTGACCTGGGCGTGCCGCACGTCAATGCCGACCTCGTTCGGGGTGGCTGACATGTACGTCATTCGTTCTGCGTGGGCACTTGGGATGCTGCTTTGCTCGCTGCTGACCAGCGTTGGCGTTGCTGTCTCGCTGTCCCATAAGACCACATGGGGCGTAGCGGTGTTTGCCCTTGAATGGCTGGCCTGCACTTTGTGGCTGTTCTACCTGCGCCGGCAAGAAAGGCAAGAAAAGGACACCCACTAATGCAACTGGCCCTGCTCCCCCGCGAGATCACGCCCGAGACGGTGCTGGAAGCGCTGGAGAAACGGATCGGTACCGCAAATGGCGCCACCGTCCGGGAGCTTGCCAGCGAAGTGTTGTGCCGCCCGTCCACGTCCGCCGACGAGCGCCGGCTGCGCCAAGTGGTGGTGCACCTACGCCGTGCCGGGTACCCGGTTTGCTCCACGCCCGATGAGGGCTACCACAGCGCCGCCAGCGCGGAAGACCTTCAGCGCACCTGTGTCCACTTGGCCAACCGCGCCATGACTGGCCTGGAGCAGGTGGCAGCGATGAAACGCATAGCGCTTCCCGATCTGTACGGCCAGCTAGGCCTACCAAAACCCGCCATTCAACCCGAGGAGTTGCCCCATGAACACCAAGACTGAACCCAGCACCGCCGCACTGATTTGTAATGCGTATGTGGCCGGCGCACTGGCCGTGGCCTGCCGGGCCATCAGCGCGCTCAATGATGCCAGCGTATCGGTCATTGCCGCGATGGCCAACGGCCGCCGCCCGTTGTTGATTGTGGACCGCATTCCCGATGGAGTTGCATCCGTCATCAAGCGGCGCAACCCAAACGGCATGGGCGGCACCACCATCGTACGGGCCGCGGAATGGCACGGCTGCCAGCTTGAAGCGGTGCATGACGATTATCCAAAAGCCGCAAAAATCAGGCTGTGCGGCCGCGCGTTGGAGACGGCCAATGAGTGACGCTGCCTTGAATCCGTCCGCGCTGACCATTCCCGGCGAAGCCAAATTGCGCAGGGCATTTGCGCTGATTAAAAGCTGGGGCACTAACGGCCTGATTGCGCGCCTGCTGGAAACCGACATCGCCTTGTCGTCGAAAAATGCCGCGCTGGTCTTGATCAGCCACGGCATGTCATCCGGCATGCTTCAGCGCTGTGGCAAACGCGGCGCGCGCATTTACAGGATCAACCCCGCATGGAAAGCGCGGCCTGCATCACTGACGGTTGCCATTGCCACGCCCGCACCCTCCAAGCGGGAAAAGCGGGACGGACGCGCGCTGGCGGTTGTGCTGCCTACCCAGCACCGTGGCGAACTGGTGGCCTCTCTTGGCCTGCGTAGCGCCTTGGGCATGGATGCAGACGGCGAACTGTTGCCCTGTATCGGCGGGCGCATTGTGGCTGGGCTGCATGGCCAATTCCGCTCGATGTTTGTGGGGGCGGAATAGCCATGCGAAAAGCCGGACGCCCGATGAATTCCCGCCTGCGCGCTATGCGCTTTGCGCTGTGGGCGCAGCACACGCCGCCGTATCTGCTGACGATTCGACAGATTAGCGGGCTACTGGGCATCAGCATGATTTCTGCCCGCGAGTGGCGGCGGGACCTGCTGGCGGCGCTGAGCCCCGTCGAAATCGAAGGTATCCCGTATTTCTTGACCCCGCCCAAGCGCGATGCAGCCACCCCCACTACGCCGGCATCGCCGGCCAAACCCACCCGCAGGAGTTGATACATGCAGAACCAAACAACCCCATCCGGCTACCGCATGGATGCCAAGGGGCGGCTCATTCCCGAGGCGCAAATCAAGCCCATTGACTTGGCGCGCGACCAGCTGGTGTGCGACATCATCGCGGGCGCCAGCAAACTGAGTGCCGAACTGCAATTCTTCAAGCGCCGCGCGTTCGAGGACATCGAAGCGTTGGTGGAGCTTAGCGCCGAGCAGTATGGCGTGAAGCTTGGAGGCAAGAAGGGCAATATCCAGCTGGTCAGCTTCGACGGCCGCTACAAGGTGCTGCGTGCCGTCGCCGACCGCATCACCTTCGACGAGCGGCTGCAGGCCGCCAAGGTGCTGATCGACGAATGCCTGACCGACTGGACCGAAAAGGGACCGGGCGAGCTGCGCGTGATCGTGCAGGATGCCTTCGACGTGGACAAGGCCGGCAACATCAACGTCGGCAAGATCCTCAGCCTGCGTCGCCACAAGATCGACGATGAGCGCTGGAAGCGTGCGATGGAGGCTATCGGTGACGCCGTCCAGGTGATCGGCACCACGCCCTACATCCGCGTCTATGAGCGCATCGGCGACAGCGAAAAGTACCGCCTGCTGTCCCTTGATCTGGCGGGTTCGTGATGGCCATGAAGACCTATCCCGCCAAGGCCCGCACGGCCACCCGCAAGCAGCCGTTGCCCGCCACGCTGGATGTGGACGTGCAGCGCGACGGCCACCTGTTCCACGCCAGCGCGCGGCGAAAGTGCGCCACCAGCCATTCCGGTGCCTGGGCTACGCGAAAGCTGGCCGAGCTGCTGGGCTACTCGAAGCATGCCGACGTGCTCTACGTCTGCAAGGACGCCGCCAGCGGCGCGGCCAGATTCATGATCGTGGAGGTGCTGCCGTGCTGACTTCCGAGCTGTATGGCAAGCCGCTGGGCGTCAGCGACGACCAGGCGCGGCGCACCATCGAGTTCTGCTGCCCCGTTGTTGTCGACGACGCCAACACCGAGTGGTTCGAGATGGAGGCCGTGGCCAACATCAACGTGGATGCGGTGACCGACGCGCTGCGCTGGGTCATCGATCGCGGCGACGCCACCGAGGGCTTCCGCGTGGTCCGCGACCTAAATCGGCCCAGCCTGATCCGGTTTGAGGAGCGTGCGTGATGCGGAGCCTTCTCAAGCGGCTTATCGCTGGTAAGGAGCTGCGCGCGCTTGAACGCTACCGCGCGGCCTGCCACCTGGCCTATCGCTGGAACGGCCAAGAGCCGAACTCGGCGGAAACCGCCGAGTGGATCAATCAAGTTGGCGAAGGCAAGCGCGGCATGGACATCGAGCAATTCCGCGAAAGCCTGCGCCACTCGAAGGATGGCCAACGATGAGCAAGCCTCACGCCATCACCCCTACCGACACGCGCGACGTGGACACGCTCGCGCTGCCCGTGCACCTGCCGCAGGCCAGCCCCGTGGCGCAGGCCATGTTCCACCAGGCATGCCTGCGCATGGGCGACCGCATCGCCCGCCAGCAGCGCGAGGCCGCGGAGCGGGACACCCCCGGAGCCTGACGATGTTCTTCCGCGCCCTGACCATGTTCCGCTTCCCGGCCGTGTTCGACTTCGACGGGCTGGAAGACTGCCTGCGCGAGTGCGCCCTCAAGCCGGTAGGGCCGCTGGAGCTGGCAAGCCGCGGCTTCGTGCCGGTGTTCGGCATGCACGCCCCGGGCATGTGCCACCGCCGCGGCGATTCCGTGCTGGTGTCCTTGGGCGGCGAGGATCGCCTGCTGCCGGCGGCCGTGGTGGACAAGGCGCTGCAGGAACGGCTGGAGCGGATTCGCCAGCGCGAAGGCCGCATGCCTGGCGGCCGCGCGCGCCAGCGCCTGAAGGAAGAGGTCATCGCAGAGCTGCTGCCGCGCTCGCACGTGAAGCCGTCGCGCCTGGGCGCGCTGCTGGATACCCGCCGCGGCGTCATCGCGGTGGATACCACCAGCCGCCGCGCCGCCGAAGGGCTGGTGTCCGAGATCCGCCGGGCGGTGGGCAGCTTCCCAGCGCTGCCGCTGAATGCCGAGATTTCACCGCGTGCGGTGCTGACCGGGCTGGTGGCCGGTGATGCGCTTCCCGACGGCCTGGAGCTGGGCGAGGACTGCACGCTGGAAAATCCTGCCGATGGCGGCAGCAAGGTGAAGTGCTACCGCGTGGGCCTGCGCAGCGAGGAAGTGGCCGAACACCTGCGCGCTGGCCGCCAGGCCACCAGCCTGGCGCTGGTGCTGGACAACCACGTGTCGTTCGACCTGGACGAGCAGCTGGTGGTGCGCAAGCTGCGCTTCCTCGATGGCGCGATCGACGCGCTGGAGATCGGCGAACGCGACGACATGCTGGCCGAGCTGGACGCGCGCTTCGCGCTGATGGCCGGCGAGTTCGGCCGGCTGTTCGACCTGTTGGAAGCGGCGTTCAAGATCACGAGGGCGGATTGACGATGGCCGTCAAAAGCTCCCTGCGCGCCGCCGCTGAACTGGCATCGGACAAGCCGCACGGCGTGCGGCTTCGTTACATGGCCGGGTGCCGCTGCGACGCCTGCCGCAAAGCCAACTCCAGCTACGAGAACGAGCGCCAGAAGGCGCGCCGCGCTGGCGACTGGAACGGCATCGTGCCCGCCGCTGAGGCCCGCGCACACATGCTCAACCTGCGCCGCCAAGGAATCGGCCGGCGCACCGTCCGGGCGTGCACGGACATTGCCGACACCGTCCTGCAAGAGGTGGTGTCCGGCAAGAAGACCCATATCCGGGCGCGCACCGCGCGCCTGATCCTGCAGGTGACCAAGGCGCAGGCCGCCGACCATGCGCTGGTGTCCGCCAAGCGCTCGCGCTACCTGATCGCGCTCCTGCTGGAAGAGGAATACACCGAGGCGTTCGTGGCCGAACGGCTGGGCTACGTCAAGGACCGCCTGCAATTCCACGCCGACCTGATCACGGTGCGCAATGCCGCCCGGATCGAGCGTCTCTATAAGGAGCTGACCACGTGAACCGCCGCACCGACTACGCCGACAAGGCCCGCCGTCGCGTCCTGGGCGCCATCCACGCGCTGGCCAAGGAATGCCTGATGGAGGACGACGCCTACCGCTGCCTGATCGCGCGCGTCAGCGCCCAGCACGGCCCCGAGCAGCGCAGCGCCGGCAAGTGCAACCCGCGCCAGCTGGACGCAATCGCCAACGAGCTGCGTCGGATCGCCGGCAAGCCGGCCCAGGACGCGCAGAATGCGCGCAGGCGGGCCGGCAAGCCCAAGGGAGACCTGACGGCGCAGATGAGCAAGGTGGAGGCGCTGCTGGCCGACGCCGGCCGCGAGTGGGCCTACGCGCACGCGCTGGCCAAGCGGCTGTGCAAGGTCGAACGCGTCGACTGGTGCAACCCCGACCAGCTGGCCAAGGTCATCGCCGCCCTGCAGATCGACGCCGACCGGCGTGCCAGGAAGACCGCCAACGGATGAGCAACCGCTACGCCAACCGCCACGAGTTCTTCGCCGCCATCGACGACGCCGTCCAGCGCGTCCTGATGGAGCAGGGCGTGGACGAAGCGCTGCGCGAGCAGTGCGGGGCGGCGGTGGCGGACGGTCTGGCCGAGGAATACGCCAGCCAGGAGATCTACGTGCCGCAGGACTTCGGCTACAAGTTGAGCCTGCGTGAAGTGGAGATCCTCAACCGGCACCGGGCCGGTGCCACCCTGCAGGAGCTGCAGCGGGACTACCGCATGACCCGCCCCGGCCTGCAGCGCCTCCTGAAGCGCGCCCGCGCCCGCGATCCGCACCTGGATCAGGGTAAGCTGTTCGGGCAGTAGGAGGCGACGTGGCCGAGACAACGTTCAAACGAGGAGAGATCGAGCAGGCCCTGGTTGGCCGCACGATCGCGGCCATAAACTGGCGGAACGATCCGATTCAGGCCACCTCAACGCATAGTTATAGCCGCGATGAAACCGACCTAGCCATCGAATCCATCAGTCTGTCTGACGGGACGAACATCAGCTTCGAGGCCGCGGCATCCTTGGACTGCGACGACGTCTGCCTATCGATAGAGTTACCCAAAGGCTGATTACGCTGGGCGCAACTCCTTTGCACTGAGGCCCGCCAACTTCCGACTTCTTCCGGGCTCTTCCGGCAAGATATCTCAGCAAACACCCCTAAATATCTCGCTCCCCGTCAGTCTCCGGGTCGGCAAGCTGGCCTGCCTACCCCCGATAACGGGCCCTTATCCGCCGCCCTACCCTCCCCGGGCAACGTCCGCATGCGGCCAGGAGCGGTCGTTATACACACTAGGTTCGATCTGCTTTCGCCAGACTTTGACAAAGGAAATTCTGGATTCACACCGCGTCAATCCTTCGTGGCCCCGTACCGAGAACCGCGATGATCACGTCTCGCAGGGTTTGAGCAAGCTGAGCCGCGTCCTTCCACACGATGTGCGCGTACTGGCGCGTGTCGAAATGGACGTTCTTCAAATCGTCTTCCCGGACCGTCCAGATCACCGTCTTGCCAAAGCCCAAAGCAAGCCCGGCCTCAAAGTACGCGCCCTGCTTCTGCTCCGTGACGTCCACGACAACGAACTGCGACGTCCTGATGTCGGCAACAATTTTCTGGTCTATCCGCTGCACGTGCGGTTCGGAATCGACGCGGTGCGCGGAATAGCCGGCAGCCTCGATTCCCGGCTTCAACCCGTCAGTCCACGCCGGCAACATGGAGTCGGCGAACGACATAGCCACAAAGCCCCGCGGTAGGACGAGTGCAGAGCCGCGCTCCACCTGCTCCCACCCTTCGGCGGTCAACGAAGCGCCATAGTTTCCTTCGGCCTCCATCTCCAGCGAAACGACGCCTCGCTGCTGCAATGTGTGGAGATGAAACTTGAGTTCGTCTTCGTTCTTGGCCCAAGCCAAGGAGGGGTCAGAGTAGACATTCCCTTGGTATCTCTCACCGGGATGCCGGCTCAGCGTCGCCAAAGACCTGAGCAGCTCGACGGGACGATCTGACACTGAGTACAAGGGCAGCCACTGCCGGATTTGTTCCAGATTTTCCTGAAGGATCGTCGGAGGCTCCGTGCCCTGAATTTCCCTGTGTCGAATCCAACCGCTCAACACATGGTCTGGGGCGTCCGCCGCATCAAGGCGAAAGATTGCCATCTTTCCGATCACGTAAGGACCGCAACGCGCGCACTTGATCTCTAACCGGTTACCCCGATCGTGCTCGTCAACAATATCGAACTGCGCGATTCGACAAATCGGACAGTGATCAATCATGGCTAGCCCCTCTCAATTTTTCGGCAGGCCGATTCACGCGATCGGTGACTCACCCACAGAGACAAGTTTCTCGTTGAGTTCCGCCTTGTTGAGCAGCACAACCTGTGCGCGCTCGGGCGGCAGAAGATGAGCGACGTCCAACAACATCTGTCGACTCAAGTAATACACGAGGCTTAGCCGCACCTCTATTTCCACGGATTCTTCCGTCATGCCGTAGTCGAGCGCGATGGCCCGTCGTTGAGGCGTCGTTAGACTTGGATTCGGACCCAGCCGAATCCGTCCCGTCTGGTGCCAAGCTCGATCCAATGTGTCGTCGATGCTTTCCTGTCGGTGATCGATGACCTGCAACACTCGGGCCATCACAAAATCGAGGAACTTCCCTCGCCGATGGCACCAGCCGCGAACGTGCCAGCGATGACCATCGAAGCCGAGAGCGTGCGGCACGATCCAGCGAGTCGATGGATCGATCGAAGTCATCGATTGGTATTTGATTTGCAGACCGAACTTGAAACGTATTGCTTCCAAGACTCGACGTAAGACCTTCGCCTCTAGCGTTCGCCGAACCCTTGGAACGATCCCGTGCGGTGGCGTGCGACCAAGCCAAGATTCACGCGGTGTCAGAACATTGTCCGCGAGCAGCTGCAGCTGCGCCAGATACTGCCGAGCGCTAGGTTCGGCCCGGGGCTGAAACTCCGTGCTAGCCAGATAAGCCTTCGCACTCTTGTCGTAGCGCATGTTGCCTGGCGCAGCCAATTCGTAGGTCGATAAATCCGAAGACGCCTGTGGAACCGAGATAGAGAACTGATCGACCAGGTCCGATCGGTTTATCTGCCCGTCCCAATAGAGCCGTCGTTCGATGAAGGCTAGGCGCTGCTCGACGCTCCAGCGATGGGTTGGCTCCGTTTCGGTCATCGCATCCTCCGTTTCGCGAATAGTAGCTTGACAGGTAAAGAAAGAATACGCATAGTTTCTGTACTGCTAAGGTGCCACCACTTTTTGGTGGACCCCGAAAACCCACTCCCCCCAGGACGAAGTCGTAAAGGATTCCTAGCGGTGGCGACTCACGCTGACAGCGCATGGCCGCCCCACCTACGCTGTTCCGGAGATGTCGCTACATGAGTCCTTCCACTAAATCGCCTCCCCATGCCCGCGGTGCGGGGGGGAAAGGCCGGGCCAGCAACCGATTCTCCACCTCTGAACCGATCAAGCGGCTGGTCTGGATCCGTGCCGCCGGCCATTGCGAGCAGTGCGGCACCGACCTGACCCAGGACTTCCGGACCGGAAAACCGACCCGCTGGGGGCAGGTTGCGCACGTTGTGCCTGCCAGCCCCAAAGGGCCGCGGGCCCCTGACGCCTACACCGACGCGCAGGCGCAACGCGCCACCGATGAGCCGGACAACCTGATGCTGCTTTGCCCGGGTTGCCATGACCGCATCGACGCCGACGCCGACGGTTACCCGAAGGAGGACCTTTCGCGCACCCATCGGGACCACATCGACCAGATCCGGATGGCTGCAGCCCGCGGAGAAACCCAACGCGCGATGGGCGTCATCTTCCTCAGCCAGCATTTCGCCACCGAGAACCTAATCCGCGGTCGTGATCTTGCCGAGGCAATGCTGGCGGAGGGCCTGTGGGCGGACAAGGCCATCGAGGTCCTGCGCCTTCGCGCTCCGGGCAAGGATGGTCGGAATGCGCACTACTGGAATAACGTCGAGCAGGACATCGCCGAGCACCTTCACGGTCGCCTTGCCGCACGAACAAGCGCCTTCGGCGACCCGCTGAACCTGGCCGTCGTCGGGGTCGCCGATATCCCGTCACTGATCCGGCTGGGCCGCCAAATTGGCGACCGCAGCAATCGCTTCCTGTACTCACGCGATCGCACACATGGCTTGAAATGGCCGGACCTTGCAGCAGTGCCGCCGCCGTTTTCCTTCGACTCTCCTGCCGAAGGCAATGGCCCGTTGGCGCTTGTGCTTTCGCTGTCGGCGCACGTGGCGGACCGCGACATTCGGGCCGCTTTGCCGGACGCGCGCATCGCGACCTTCTCCACACCCGAGCCCAGCTACAGCATGATCCGCAATCGGGGGACCATCGATGCCTTCCGCTCGGCGCTGCAACCGCGATTAAGCACTCTGGAAGCGAGCACCGGTCAACCCATCCACTTGTTCCCGGTCGTGCCGGCGGCCTTGGCAATCGAGTTCGGCGCGCTGCTGTCGACCCAGCACGCGCACCGCTACATCGTCTACGACCGGGACGAATCCGGTCGCTTCATCCCGATGATGGAACTCGGTCCGCGCGCACCGCGTGCCGTCGACCACGCGCAAACCCTGCAAGTCCGGAGTGGAACATGACCGACGCCAATGACCGCCTGAAATTCCTGCTTGAGGAAATCGACCTTCCCGAGCGTGCCCACGAACTGGCCCTGAGCCGTTACAAAGACCTCGGCAACTGGTTTTCGCGCCCGGAATCGAGCTTGGCCGATTACGACGTGCACCTGTTCGTACAAGGCTCCTTCGCCTTTGGAACCGCCATCCGTCCGGTCAATCCGGACGACGAGTACGACCTTGACTTTACCTGCAAGCTGCGCGCCGGCGTTTCGCGTACCAGCCATACCCAGCAGCAGCTAAAGGAAATGGTCGGTGCCGAGCTGGCGGCATACCGGCGCGCCCGCAACATCCAGAAGGCGCTGGAACCCAAAAATCGCTGCTGGCGGTTGGGCTACCGTGACGAGCTGCCGTTCCACATGGATGTGGTGCCAGGTATCCGCGCCGACGATAGCCGTCGACGTGAACTGGGCGCATTGATGGAAACGCGCGGCGTCAGCGCAACGCTGGCCAGCGACGTCGCTCGACGGGCCCTGTGGATCACCGACGAGCAACATGACCACTATTCGTACCTGAGTCCGGATTGGCCGTCGAGCAACCCCGGCGGTTACCAGCTATGGTTCGCCTCACGCATGGCGGCGGCTGTGGGATCCACCCAGGTACTGGCAGAAGCCCAGGTCGACCCGGCTCCGGTCTACCGCAGCAAGACGCCGTTACAGCAGGTGGTGCAGCTGCTCAAGCGCCACAGGGACGTCATGTTCGCGGACAACTGCGACGCCAAGCCGGTGTCGATCATCTTGACCACCATCGCCGGTCTGGCGTACAGGCACGGCGAGTCCTTGGCCGAGACGATGGCTCGCGTGCTAACAGCACTGGAACAGGTGCGCGCGAGCAATACCGACGAGATCCTTAACCCCGTCAACCCCAATGAAAACTTCGCTGATCGTTGGCAGCGCGCCGACTGTGCGCGCTTGAGGCTCAAAGCGAACTTCCACTCATGGATCGCGCAGGCGCGTCGTGATTTCAACGAGGTACTAGCCGGCGCGAATCCGCAGCGACAGGTTGAAGTAGCCTCCGATGCCTTGGGAGTCACGCTTACCGAAGGCGTGCGACAGCGACTTGGCGTTGCATCGCCCGCGCCGAGCATCCGACGCGTGACGCTCGCGGCGGAACCGCCGCCTCCTTGGTGTGATCGCCGCCGATGAGGGCGATCGGGGAAGCGGACATCGAAGCGCTCTTGGATGCCTGGCCCCGGCTTCGCCGAAGGCCAAATGGCCAAGACGGGGTATGCACATTGGTCGGACAATTCGGATTTGAGCTGGCGCCGCACGGGAAGCCGGCTATCTCCGACACGTATTCCCTTCGCATCGAGATTCCGTTGGGCAATTCGGACGCGCTGTTGGGCGTGTTCGAAGAAGGCGGGCGCTTGCGTAAGGACCCCGACGAACACATCAATGCCGATGGCAGCTTTTGCCTTGGCTCTCCGCTGCGCCTGAGGCTGCTGATGCGCGAGTCCGTTGGGCTTGTAGCATTCCTTGAACGATGCCTTGTGCCATTCCTGTACGCGGCCACGTGGCGGTCACAGGGCAATGTTGGATACCCGTTCCAAGAGCTGCCCCACTACGGCCCGGGCCTCATCGAAGACTACGGCGCGCTTCTTGGCATTCGAGGCCATCGGCCTATCGCCATCGCACTGATGCTTCTGGCGACAAAACGACGCGTTGCCAATAAGCGTCTTTGCGCCTGCGGAAAGGGCAAGCGGCTCGGGGTTTGCTGTTGTCATTACCGGCTCAACGCGCTTCGCGCGCTTGCCCCGCGATGCTTTTGGCGAAGCACGCTTCTGGAGTACCTGCAACAGAATCCGCTGCCGGAAATTCCATCTCAGCCAAAGCGCACTCGAAAGCTCCGGAGGTCGCCAAGAGTCCGCGCCAGGAAGCCTTCGGGCAAGTAGAGGTTGCGTTGCGTTCGTTTCACTTAGGTTGCCAGCCTCTCAGTGAGTGGTCGAAGGCTGATGCAGGCCGAGTGTGCGGGATTTCCACAGACTTCTGGAGTGACCGCTTCGGGTTGCATCACGCCTTGCTTCTTGGTGTAGGAGAAGCCTGACCAACCCCCTCAACAGGAGTTGGTCATGGAAATTCTTCACACAACCCAGTCCCACCAGCCTTGGAACAAGTGCAAGCTGATCGGCCAGAAGACCCCGCTTAAGCTGAAAGACATCTGGGCTATTCGCATTCGCCTTCAGCTCGGCCACAAGGTCCGCGACCTTGCCCTCTTCAACCTGGCGATCGATTCCAAGCTACGCGCCTGCGACTTGGTGAAGCTTCGGGTATCCGATGTCTCACACGGCGGTCAGATGGCGTCCCGTGCCATGGTGATGCAGCAGAAGACGGGCCGCCCGGTCCAGTTCGAGATCACCCAATCGACTCGCGAGGCCGTGCAGAATTGGATTCGGGAAGCCGGGCTTGCGTCATCGGACTTCCTGTTCGCCAGCCGCGTTTCAGGCTCACCCCACCTATCGACTAGACAGTACGCCAGGATTGTCCATCGATGGATGGAAGAAGCCGGACTCGAGTCCGCCTCCTATGGAACCCATACGATGCGCAGGACCAAGGCGTCGTTGATCTACCGGCGCACGCGAAACCTGCGGGCCGTCCAGTTGCTTCTTGGCCACACGAAGCTGGAGAGCACGGTGCGCTACTTGGGTATCGAGGTTGATGATGCCCTTGAGATTGCCGAGCAGACAGATGTCTGA